TTTCTTCCATTGTTCACGCCGCCTTTCTCTTTTAGCTCATACACGCTTTGCCATGAGTGCTCAACAGATTGTTCAAGAATCTTCTTTTGCGTTACCGTATCACCGGGCGCAAGAGTTTCAAGCTTTTTGATTGTTATTTCCATTGCGTACTCTGTCATCGGCTTGCGCATTTTCTTTCGCATTTCGATGAATGCCTGCCATGCCGGCTCAAGCTCCGGAGCAACTGCGATAGCTGTTGCGGTTTTAGTTTTATTTATTTTATTTTTATTTTCTTTTATTTTATTTTCTTTTGTGGGGTTTTTCTCGGATTTATCGGGGTTTTTCTCAGATTTACTGGGGTTTTTCTCAGAAAAACTCCCTTTTGGGTGCACTTTAATAAACCCTAACGTCGCTTCTTCGTTTAAAATCCAAACGCTGGGTTCCACAAACACGTCTCTTTTTGTGGATTTTTTTGCTTCTTGATAACGTGTTTGTATTGATGTAGCAGTAAGTAAGTTGTCCGCCGAAAACCGTGTGTTATCAAACAGTGACTTGCTTGCGAGGAGCTGTACTATCTGCCTTGTCTTGCCCTCCGGCACTCCCGTGTCTGCACTTGCGCAGCACACTAAATCGTCGTCGTATGCGATGTAGTACCCCTTGCCTTTGTATATCTCGCAAAGCAGGTAAATGTAAATTATTATCGCATCAGTGCCGTATTCCGAGCCTCGTATAATCTTGATTTTTCGATCTGAGAAAAAATCCACATCAAAAGGAAAGTACGACAAACCGTCGCATTGAGGTCTTGCCATCGCTACCTCCTTGACTTTGTGTTAAGCCTGAGCTTTTTACATAAGTATTCGTCAAGCTTTATACCGTAGATGTAGTTTTCTTCAAACAGCTCTTTTTCTCTAATATGCGCTTCCATGTGATGTTCGTGACATAGAGCGATCGCCCTCATTCCTATGTGGACTGTTTCTTCACGATCTCCGCCTATGCCTATGCGGTCTACATGGTGTACTTCCGCTCGTGCGTTGCATATAGCACATTTGCGGTGTTCAAGGCACATATACAGATATTTACCTATATCGTCTGTTTCATGCAGCAACGTGTCTTTCGTCGGCACGTCCCAATGAAAACAGAACTCTATCAGGTGTGTTATAAAGTCCTTTGCCGTTGTCATATCGACATCGGACAGTGAAAACCATTCGCCGTCGTGACGCTTGATGTAGTCCCACGTCATGTATGCCCTGATAAATTCAGGCTCGTGTCCGCTCCACAATGCAATGTCACGAACGATAGCGAATATCTTTCTTCTTTGGTCGGCGGAGATCCTGCGACCGTCATTCAGCCGCAGTTCTACACTGCCGATATGCTTTTGTATCAATTCCCGTTCTATGCTTTCGGGAAGCTCCAGCAATAGCTTGTTGCCGTGCTTGTCAAATTTAAGTATCTTTCCGGTCGTTATCATCTGCTGTATCACGCTCCTTGTGAGTGTGCATATACACATATACGCCGTTAGGACCTATGTTGCGGTAGATGAAGTCATCGCATTTTTCTTTCGACAGGTGATTTTTTTCCGCCTGAATTTCGTAGGCGTATTCGCCTGCAATTTTCTTTTTTGCGATGCGTTCCTTTATATCCGCCTCCGTGTGATTTGCCTCTATCATGTAGAGATCGTAATTGCGGGCTGTAACGCCGTTAAGGTTGTTTGTGTCGGTGGCATATATCATCTTACCCTTGTCGGCAAAATGCAGCTTATAGCCGCAGTTTGGTACGTTGTGCTTTAGCGGTACAGGGATTATATTGCATATCCCGTAACCGTACATCTTGCCGTATTCAAAAACATCTATTCGGCGTTTGGATATACCCATATCAACAAGCACCGGCACAAGCCAACCGCAACAACCGAAACGCAGTAACGGTCTGTCCCTTGCAAGACTTCGTATCGACGATTTATTAAAGTGGTCTGAATGAATGTGTGTAAGCAGCACAAGCTTCAGCTTGTCCGCATACGGACGTATCAGCTTGTAGCTTACACCGCAGTCAATCAGAATGTTATCCTCGATAACCACCGCATTGCCCTGCGAGCCGGTGGAGATTATCTCATACTTAATCATAAGTCTTCAAGGTTGATATTCTCTACAACATCAGCAACTTCGGGCTGTGTTACCTCGCTATTACTTACAAGGTGCGGTTCTGCGGGCATTACGTCCGCTTCGGTTGCGATATTCTCGAAACCGTCCGAGCTACGCTGAAGAACGTTGTTATCGTGTTCAAGCGCTACTCTCAGCGGTTCTACCGCCATTCCGCCCCACTTGCTGATAAGCTGACGTATCATAGTCTTTTTTGCCATATCGTCAAAGCTTTTATACCAGAACGACGAGTATTTCCACATCTCGTTTGCCGGGATTTCGTTGTTTATCAGCTTTGCATACGCATCTTTACTAAATGCAGGGCTGTACTTGTCAGCATACACAAGCATTTTATCCTTGCTCCAGTACAGCGTTTTTCTGAAACCGTCAACATACTCGAACATGGCGTAATATCCGATAGTGTCCGTCTTATCACGCTTTTCTTCGTTTTCGATGAAACTTGCTTCAAATTCTTCCGTCAGCGGATCCCAGCGTATCAGTTCACCGTCTTTGATTTCGTGGACGATGATTTTGCGGTACATACCGCTACGCACTGCAAGCTGAATGTAGCCTTTGTAGCCAAGAACAAACTGTGCGTTGACGCATTCGGGCGAAATCAGATTACGATTACGGTCATACTTCGCTTTCTGCTTAAACGGCACTAAATAGAACTGACCAAGCTGTGGCGACGGTGAAAGGTTAAGGCTTTCACCGAGGAGCGCACCCGCTACAATGGTAGATGTTTCGCATTCCTGCAACTGCGGATTGACCGCTACCGCAGATGTGATTGACGCGATAAAGCGTTTTGCTCTTTCGGGATCGGCAAGCGTATTGCGTATCAGGTTCTGATACGTTGGTGTGCTTATCGCCACTGAAAACTTAGGTTTCTTTTCGACTGGTGCATTATAACTGCTCATACTTTTTACCTCCGTTTTTTAAGAAGTCGTTTGCCAAGAAACTCTTTACAAGTTTTACTCCTTCAAGCGAACCATAAACGGCGAATGCAAGACGGTACAGCTTTGCAGGCTGTTCCTGTGCTTCGGCAACAGTAGGCGGTGCAATCGCTTCCTGCTGTTCTTCGCCGTAACTTTCGACTGCCTCATCGACACGAGCCTCAGCCGCTTCATAGATTGTCTGCTGTTCCGCCTGCTGTCTGGCTCTCTCTGCTTCTTCTTCGATAGCCTTTTTGCGTTCGATCACCGTCTGAATGGAATACGCAACATTGACTGTCCGTTTGTATTCAACGAGAATTTCCGGCTGTAAGTCCTGGGGCTGAGTGCCGATAAGCTTTAGTTCGTCCGCTATTCTGTCAAGATATGCGGCAGCCTGTTCCTTGAGCTTTTTTGCGCTTGCTGAAAGCGTTACCGTGATACCGCTTTTTTCGTAGGGAACAAAGTCGATACCCAGGCTTTCCGCATACTCGTCATAGTATGCTCTGATTTCCTTTTCCTTGTTAGCTTTGATTGCGTTCTCAACAATCGCTATGCGACCTTTGAGAATTGCGTCCGTCTGCTTATAGATATTCGTTACGCAGTCAGTATAAACTTCCTCAAATCGCTCATACGGTGACATAACCGCACGCTTGACTTCTTTGCGTTTTTCCTCGAGATCGCTAAAATCTTTGTTCAGATCGGCTCTGAGGCTTTTGATTGCCTTGACTGTAGCTTCGTTACAGTCAAGAGCTAAGACGTGCTGCGTCTTAGCGTCAATCTCAGCTTTGATAAGCTGTAATCTTTCTTCGATTATCGGCAACTGCTTTATTGTGATAATCTGACCGTCCATTTTGTGTAGCACCTCCTAATGTGTCTGACATCATTCTGTCTATGATTATCTGTTCTGCAATCAGCATAACAGCATAATCTATCGTTAATCTTGCTCCTCCCGCATCTCCTTCTCTTTCTACGATGCGGAAGAGCTTTGCGTGAGCCTTCGGCAATGCCACCCAGAACTCGCTGTCTGCAACAGCGCCTATTCTCAGCATTACCTGTGTTTTCAGCGACATCGCCATATCTTGACATTCCTTTCCGAATGTGATATACTCATCACAGTAGCACTTTTATATTTATTTCTTTGGCTGTCCTCGTGACAGCCTTTTCCTTTATGCCGATTCCTGTCCGACAACCGTATAGGTCATTCTGTTTATGTCCTTGTACTCGTAGCACTCTGCCGTTTGGTGTTTGCCAACACAGTGAAAGAATGTTACTGTGCATCCTTTTGTGTGAACGTCGCAACGTTCAAAAACAAACTCGCACCAGTTATCGTAATCGCCGTACTCAGTGCGGAAGATGTCTCCGGGCTTCATTTCTGCGGCAGTCTTGATGATAGGCTTCTCATATCTGATCATCGTCGTCTTCGTCCTCCTTACCTTCGCAGTCTGTTACATTGATATTGTTTACAACGCCGGCAAGTGCCTGAACAATTGCCATTACCTCTTTATAGGAAGTAACCGTTGTGCTAACTTTAAACTTCATCTGCTTGTCCTTTCTGCAATTTCGCTGTCTATCATCGTTTCATCGTATCCTCGGCTGTGTAGAACATCTTTTGCCCACGAACGCTGTTCTTCGCTTTGGTATGCTCTTAGCAGACAGTCAAGGCAGTATTTCTGACAGCCATTTGGCAGTACAGTGCCGCACGTTTTGCAATGATATTTCTTTTTATGCTGCTCCCGATACTTTTCGTTGCGTTTTCTTCTTTGCTCTCTTATTGCTTCGGCGTGTGTCTTTTCATACCGCTTTTTGTATACGGTCTTCCGTTTAGCTCGGCAGTCATTACTACACAAGCAATACAGCGGATTTGCCGCTAAAAACGATTTTCCGCACACGATGCAGGTCTTTTTAACTTTCATTTCCGCCTCCGTTTCTTGTTTATCATCTGGTCTTTGATAAAATCGCCGCAAACGATGTTGCTTGCAAGTATCTGAGCCGCCATTATACCTGACAAAGCGGGTGATTTTGGGAATTCCGCTATGTACATATCAAATAGCCGTTGTCGTGCTTCTATAACGTTGTCCATCTGAATATCAATACCGTAAACGCTTTTTAGAGCTATCAACCCGTCCTGCCAGTCCTTGCACAATTTAAACTTTCGTGCAAGTATTTCTGTCAAGAAGTTCCCTGTGCCGCAGGCGGGTTCAAGAAACGTTATATCTATGCTTACCCACATTTCTTCAGGCACTAAATCGCACATATCCTTGACGATGTGTGCCGGAGTAAAAACCTCGCCAAAATCACTTACACGCTGTTTACTTTTGATAAGCTTCTCAGTCATCGTGTACAAGCACCTCCGAGCGACTTGCCATAAAAGCGTCAAGCTTTTCGTACTTGCCTGATGATAAACATTTCAGCGACCATTTTCCCTTGCGCATTTCTACAAAATAGTAATAGATACTACTTATTTCGTTGTCTTCGCCCTGGAATTTCAGTGTATCATACTCGTATATCTTCTTGCCATTCTTGTCTTTTAAGCCTGTAAATCCGGGTGCAAGATTTGCACCGAGCCAGTCAAAAGCTTTTGTCCCCGACTCTTTCCATTCTTCAAGCAGCTTGCAGCATTCTTCTTCCGTGCTGTTCATCAACACATCGTAGTTGGTCATCATCTCTTGCGACTCCCTATCATGCTTCTGTACCACAGCTGTGCGCAATAATCAAAGCCAACCCATACAGCCGCAACGACAAGGATTACAGGGATTATTTCGCCGCCAATGGCATTATAGCCACGTTCGGCAAAGGCAAGCGCTGACAGTGGAACATATACCGCTATGCCCGCAAATGCTGTCACCCATATTCGCAACAACTGCGCAACAACGAAGGTAATCACCTTTTTTATTTTCATTTCGTTTACACCTCTTTCTGTGCCAAAAGCTTAGGTATGCTTGTCCTTTTTATTGCCGCTTCAATCTCGATGATCTTATCACCGAAGATTGAAACTCTCGTCCAGGTACTTCCCGTAAGTATCGCCGCCTGATATTTTGGATATTTCGCCGGCAGTACGGTATAAAAGCGACCTTTATAAAGAAACCTGCTCGTTACCGGTCTGTCCTTTATTTTCGACATTGCTTGCTATGGACGCTTTAGCTCGTAAGCCGTCCAAGGCGTTTCTTGCTATGCGTTCAAGGATTTTCGGTACTTCCTCGGTTCTGCAACAGTAGTCTGTTGCTATTCTGACTTTCGTGTTGCCGATCATAAACTCTTCGGCAATCTGTGGCTCTGTGCATTCCATAGCTGACACCTCCTTTCGTCATTTTATTCGCCGTGAGCTTGCCCTTATGTAAAACGCCCTGTTTTTTCCGCTTTTTCGAGGCTTACCAGGTTTTCATCGGCTCTGCGACGGAACTCTAACAGCTGTTCTTTAAGCTTCGGGATAAGAGTACGTTCATCATCGCTTAATTCGCCGTCCTCCATAAGAAGCGATAACTGCTTGATTACGTCGTCCATTTCGTAAATGGAGTTTTGTAATCTCAGTAAGGCTCTTTCGGCAGGCATCTGAGGCGGTGTCTCTCGGCAGTCCTTGCCGAGCGGGCATTCATTAGCGCAGTACCACTGCCGCAGCTCAGGCTCGTTATAAGCGTCTGCCATAAGCGCAACAACGATGTTCGGCGGTCTGTTTATATCCAGCTCGTACTTCTTCAAGCTGTCTTCCGTCACGCCTGGGATCACCTCTGAAGCTCCTGCTCGTGTGAACAGTTTTTCGTTAAACTTTGCCGCTCTCATTCGGGCTTCAAAGTATCTGTTTCCGCAAGCTTTTGTCGCCTGTTTCGACATTTAATTTCACTCCTTTCGGTACTATAATTAAATACAGAAAGTCAAGCATTTTGTGTTTACTTTCTGTTTTCCGCCGGGTAGCTTGTTGACAACTGAAAATGTCAGCCTTTGGTGTCAACATTCTTGCTCGGCGTTTTGCTTAGCTTGAAATTTCAAGGACGCTTGCGATTGCATTTCTCATTCGGTCGCTACTGCGTTTGTTCGACATAAAGCCGTAAAGGCTTCCAACCGGATAACCTATCTCTTTGGCAAGTCGGTCGTACTTCCAACCTCTTATTGCAAGCTGTTTTTTCACTTCCGCTATAAATAAGCGGTTATCACGCATTTAAACACCCCTTTTCAGACTTTTTTTGTAAGGAAACTTGACAAACGAGGTAAAAAGTAATATCATATACTTGTGAGGATATATGATATATACTTTTTACTCAATTGCTTGGTTGTAAGGGAAGAGGTCTGTCCTTTTCACTCACATATTGCTCGTCTTTCCGAGCTGTCATCACGCTCCTACCGATTTTTGCGCTTCGTTTGTGGTGAGCCAGTCAACATAATGCGCTGAGCTTGATACGCTCAAGCGGGCGGGCTGACACTCTGTTTTTATCGCTTATGGGTAAGCCATACGGTTAAGCACCTGTTGAGGAATAGGTATCCTGTAGTCGACAATTTGGAAGCGGCTTTCGTCTCGCACCTCCCGATCTTCCGTCGGGTAAACGCACGACCAGCATGTGCGGTTTCATTCCGACTAATTTTTTATCCCGGATTTCCTTCCGGCGGTCGGCGGGTCTGGGACAGACAAGCTCTGACGGGCTTTGAGTTGTAATTTTTCTTACACGTTTATTATATCTCACTAACGTGAGATTGTCAACGCATTTATCTCACATTTGTAAGATTTCGTGAAATTGTACAATTTTCACGTTCAAAAACTGTGCATTTTTCGAGGTATAACTATGTTTTGGGAAAGATTTTACGAGCTTTGTTGCAGAAACAACATCAAGCCCAATCCTTTAGGGAAAATCTTAGGTATTTCCTCAGGGGTAATCACAAAATGGAAATACGGCTCTCTCCCTACCGCTGATGCTTTATTAAAGATAGCTGACTATTTTAATGTTTCAGTAGATTATCTAATCGGTCACAGCACACCAACTGACCAATTAACTTCATTACTTGTTGAACAGGCAAGCACATTATCAGATGACGATCTGAAAAAAGTTATTGAGTATGCTGAACTATTAAAGCTCAAGAGCAACGATAAAAAGTAAAAAACGCTACAAATTAGGAGGCACATCATGAAAGAACAAGTGGTAATTACTATATTACTTATAATTGGTATGCCTGTTATATGGTTGGTAGCTTTCTACATATCTCGCAATACAGCGAATCGCAAAGCCAAATTGGTAACAAGTGTTATCACATGGGCAATTGGGCTGTTCTTAATATCTTCGGTGCTTATAAATGTGTTGCCTTTGCCTTATTCAATTGTTGCAGTCGCTCTTACGCTTGTTGTTGCAGTTTTGATTTTTATAGCTATGCGTAAAGCTAATGCCAAGAAATGCGCACAAAATAGCGACGAACTTCTCAAACAAAACGATAAGGATATTTCTAAGAAGAATAAAATCATCAGACCGCCTTTCATTATTGTTGTAGTCGGCTTGATATTGTCGCTTACATCTTTGGTTTTAATCGCACAATCAGGCTCTGTTGCAGTAGGGTGGTTTGCCTTTGCTGTTATAATGGCAGTTGCGGCTGTAACAGCCAGTATAGTATACGAAACAGGGAAGCAGAAGAAAAACACGATGAAACGTATGGATAAAAGACGTAGATAAGGGAGTGCTATTATGGACTTATTTCACAAAAAAGAGCTTGCTTCTTTGAAAAGCGAATTAACCAGGTTAAAAGGTCTAATCCCTGGTGAAGCTATAGATAAAGCTGATTTTTTGCTTTCTTTAGATGATAAGATTGCTCAGAAAAATCAAGAACTTTCAAAGCTTGATGAAGCAATTGCTCTCAGAAAAGGTCAGGAACAGCAACTCGATACTACATTAGCCGAAAAGAACACCCAGATTGTACAGCTCGATGACGAAATACTTGTACAATCTTTCGGTCTATATCGTCCAACATTTGATTTTGCCAATTCAGATCAGTACAAAGACAAATTGAATGAGGTAAGGCAACGTCAGAAAGAGATGATTAAAAATAACGAGGCTACTACATTCAATAATAACTGGACTGTTAACGGGAGTGCCGCTAAAGGACGTACTACAACCAAGAGTGTACAAAAGTTGATACTTCGTGCATTTAACAGCGAATGTGACGAGCTTGTAGCTAAAGTAAAATACAACAATTTCGACAGCTATCTCAAACGTATCAAAAGCTCGTGTGAAACCTATTCTAAATTAGGTGACACCATAATGGATGTCCGTATAAAAGACGCTTATCTTAATCTGAAAATTGAAGAGCTCAGACTTGCATTTGAGTATTCCGAAAAGAAACAACAGGAAAAAGAAGAGCAAAGAGCCATTCGTGAACAAATGCGAGAAGAAGCAAAATTGCAAAAAGAAATAGAGGAAGAACGTAAAAAGCTTGCTAAGGAGCAGGCACACTATATGAACGCTCTTGAAAAGCTCAATCAGCAGATCAGCAATGCAGATGAAGCTACATTAGTCGAATTAGAAGAGAAAAAGAAAGAACTTCTCACTAAGCTTGATGAAGTTGATAATTCTATAAAAGACGTGGACTACAGAGAAGCTAACGCAAAAGCCGGATATGTGTACATAATCTCTAATATAGGCGCTTTTGGCGAAAACGTATATAAAATCGGTATGACAAGAAGACTTGATCCCATGGAAAGAGTTATCGAACTTGGCGATGCTTCCGTACCTTTCAATTTCGACGTTCATGCAATGATCTTCACCGAAGATGCACCTGCATTAGAAGCAGCATTGCACCGAGCATTTGAAGATAAAAAGCTTAATTTTGTTAATCAGCGCAGAGAATTTTTCAATGTTACTCTTGATGAGATCAAGAAAGTAATAAGAGATAATTTTGACAAAACCGTTGAATACGTCGATGTGCCGGCAGCTGAGCAATATAGAGTATCCTTGAAAATGAAGCAGGAACGACAAACAGTTAGCGTATAAACAAAAAACAGCCCCTAAGAGCTGTTTTTACATATATTTAATTTAAAGGAGAAAATTATGTTACATTTAGACACATCTATTCTTATTGCTTTAGTGGTGGCTGTCCCCGTTATCTGCCTTATTTGTCTTTATATATCACACAACGTAGCTAACAAAAAAGTGAAGTTTGTTGCAAGCGTAATCACATGGGTTTTCGCACTTCTGATACTCAGCGTTCTTATGCTCAGCCTCGTTCCTATGCCTTACTCAATCTGCACCGTTGTTCTCGTTCTTGCGTTAGCGCTGCTATTCAAGGTAATTATACCTATAACACAAAAAGTTAACGGCAAAAAAGATGAGCAGACTCCCGATGAGCCTGCAAAGAACGATGATAGCATCGAACAGCTTGAAAAGCTCGCCGAATTAAAGGACAAGGGTGTTATATCAGAAGAAGAATTTGAACAGAAAAAGGCAGATCTGCTTGCAAAGATATAAATACTCCGGTCCAGTGAATTTATTTTACTTACTCTTGCAGCGAAAGGAGATAGGCGTATTTTTGACTTTATTATGACAAATGGTATCGTCAGATTCTTTATAGATTTAATTGGTGTAGTTGGCTTTATTATCACGGTTGTTACTATGGTAAGGACCTCAAAGATACAAAAAGCTATTAGTTCAGCTAAAGAAAAAGAAAACTTTAGATTGCAGGCCAATTCATATAAAATCAGCTTAAATCGTGCGGTTTCTGAATTTGCCAAAAACCCTAAGAAAATAAATGCTAACATTATTAAACAAATAAATTTTGATTTAAGTTCGATGAAAAGAACATCAAATATTTTTACCGATAAAGAACTTGACATCATTACTAAACTCAGTAATGATGTCAATGAGTTATATAAAGCGATAATTGCTCAAAGAGAAATTGACGTTGAGGCGGTTGCCTCAATCGCATTACAAATTTTTGAAGTTAATTCTATTATCGACAAGGTACTGCAGTAAAATGATGTGGAGGAAAATTAAATGGTGACTTATAGAAATTCAGATATATTTCTCGATAAGCTGATCTTAAAAACTAAGCGTAAAGAAATAGATTGGCGACAGATGCCAAGCTTGGCAAATATGCGCATACATTCTATGCCGTTGAAACAAAGGATTGACTTTTTTAGCACACTGGAAAATACTTCGTATCTTCCCGAACGTTCATTTTATACAGAAAACGAAAAAGGAATATTTGTTTTGCTTTCATACAGAAATAAAATGGACGAAATCGTAACTGAGGTTATCGCCATTTCGCATAAAATGGGACAAGATTATTTTCCTACACCCATGCCGGATTTTTCATATATATTACACAATGAAAAAATTGATCGGCTTATTCTGTGTATTCAATTTGAGCTCGGTAGCGTCGATGAAGATACAAAAAATATAGACGAATTATTAAACTTAATGATAGAATAACTTTAGTTGTTGAGAATAGCAATCAGCTCTTCAAAAGTTAAAATGTCGCTATCGTTATCGCATCCGTTAGGGCACATAAAATAAATATAGGGATTACCTCTCTCATATTTTATCTTTAGCCTTTCACCACATTTTTTACAATAGAAAGCAGAAAAATCACTGTTGCTTTTTGATTTTTCTAATGAATTTAACCGCTGAAATATTTGCTGAAAGCTGTTTTTGATTTCTTCTTCGCTTATCATTTTATCACCTCGCATTACAGTATTATACTTTGAATGATACGCTTTTATTCCTAACAAAAAGTGCTTTACCTTGTTAGATAAAGCACTTTTAGAATCTCTTTCTACTCCTGGCAGACGAGCTTATCGCATAACTATAAATGCGACCCTAACTGGCAGGTGGGAAATTTCTTTCCTTTAATGGTTATTATAGCATAAAACCGAAAAATGTCAATTGTTTTAATTGAAAAAGCGCATAAAACAAAAGCGGAAGCCCTAAAGACTTCCGCTCGATGCAAAGGAGTGCTAATTTTTTGGCTCGGTTTCTTTGCATTTAAGGTCTTCTATGTAGTTTTCAAGCGCTTTGAGGCTGACAACATCTAAAGTCTTGACAAGCTCATAGAAGCGTTTTAACAACGCCTCTCGCTCCGAAAGGTCCATAATCACACCACCTTCAAGTTTGATATTAACACAAAACTTGAAAAATAGGAGCATTTTGTTATTTTATATCGAAATGCGTTATATCGGAGTGATTAAATGTACAACGAGAAAACGGAAAAAACTTTGTTCTGCGGTACACTTGCCGCTGAACAGCAGAAAGTACAACATAAAATTTTGACTTCCGAATATACCTATTTTAGTCGGAGGAAAAAATGGAACAGTATTGCTTATATCTGCGAAAATCAAGATCAGACATCGAAGCTGAAAATCACGGAGAAGAGGAAACACTCGCAAGGCATGAAAAAATCTTGCTTGACCTTGCGAAAAAGAGAGAGTACAACGTCACTCAGATATACCGTGAAGTCGTTTCCGGCGAAACGATTGCCGCTCGTCCTGTCATGCAACAACTGCTGTCAGAAGTAGAGCACGGTCTATGGAGTGGCGTTTTAGTCGTTGAAGTAGAACGTCTTGCTCGTGGCGATACGATAGATCAGGGTATCGTTGCGCAAACGTTTAAGTACAGCGATACGCAAATAATTACGCCGATGAAGACGTACAACCCGAACAACGAATTTGACGAGGAGTATTTCGAGTTCGGCTTGTTTATGAGCCGACGAGAATACAAGACTATCAATCGCCGTCTTCAGCGTGGCAGGCTTTCTTCTGTAAAAGAGGGCAAATATGTAAATAGTATAGCGCCTTATGGGTACGAAAGAGTCAAAATAAAGGGCGAAAAAGGGTTTACATTAGCACCAGACCCTAACGAAGCCAATGTGATAAAAATGATTTTTGAGCTATATACAAGAGGAGAACTGCAACCCGACGGCACATACAAAAGATTAGGTGTGTCTTTGCTTGCCGGAAAACTAAACAGCATGAAAATACCTGCAAGAAAGTCAGAATATTGGGTACCTGCAAGCATAAAAGATATGTTGCGCAACCCCGTGTATACCGGGAAAATACGGTGGAATTGCCGAGCAGTAATAAAAAAAATGAAAAGCGGAAACATCAACATTTCACGTCCACGCTCCGAAGAAAGCGACTGTATAATCGTAAAAGGCTTGCATCCTGCACTGATTACGCAAGAAACATTTGATTTAGCACAAGAATACCTCTCCAAAAATCCGCCTCGTCCAACCAAAAGAAATGCTCCTACTAAAAATCCTCTTTCAGGCGTAGTCGTCTGTGCTTTCTGTGGCAGACGACTTGTGCGCAGACCTTACACATCAGCAACTCCCCCCACATTGATGTGTACTGTTCCTCAGTGCCCAAATATTAGCTCGTTTTTGCACCTTGTCGAAGAGCGAATACTCAAAGCTCTTGAAGAATGGCTGAGAAATTATAAGTTGCAGTGGAACTTGTCAGACAAATCCTCGGAGCTGATATCTGAAGCCGAAATATTAAGGCAGTCACTAAAGGATATCAACTTGCAAATAACCAAACTTAACAAGCAAATGATAAAAGCTCACGAACTGCTTGAACAGGAAATATATACAACAGACGTATTTCTTGACCGCTCACGAGCGATCACCGAAAAGCAAAATCAGTTGTCAAACGATAAAGCGGAAATCGAAAAACAACTCGGCATAGAATCAATTCGTGAAAGAAGCACAAAAGAAATCATCCCGAAAGTCGAAAAGCTACTTGACGTATACTACGACTTGCCGACAGCACAAGAAAAAAATGATATGCTTAAAGAAGTGCTTGAAAAAGTCGTTTACAAAAAAACGCAGAACACCCGCTGGAGCGGTTCACCTGATGATTTTGAGATAACTATATATCCGAAACTGCCGAAATCATAAAAATATGCAAAATTTCTGCCACATATTAGGTAGTCATTGACATCATGGTGGTACTAATTCTTCGGTACCTGCATCGTTCCCGGAATGATCCCTTGCGGCCTCACTGTATTTCCTGTGATGACACGGTAGTTGTCCCCTTTGCCTGTTGCGGTAAAGCAGGTGGTGAAGCCCTTTTCTATA